GTCTCCAAGAAATCGTCGTTTCTCGGCTTTACCGCCCGGGGGATAAAAATACCCCGCCTTTATCCCGATTTGTTTCCTGCCTCCGCAAGCAGTGTCCCGTTGATTGATTTCTCTATCAACTCCCTCTGCTTGTCCCTGCCTACTGCTCCGCTTTCACACTGCTCATGATGATATCCACATAGGGTTATGAGGTTGTCCTCATCAAGCCTCTTTGAATAATCTTCTTTCAGTGGTACGATGTGGTGCACAGACAAGTCACGGGTCTCGTATCTCGTTTCAGTTCCATCAATCCCTGCCAAGCAACACAGACACAATCGTCTGTCTCGATGCAAGATATGTTCACGCATCTTTTTCCAGTCGCCAGTGTGACGAAACTTGTCCTCCCTGCTACCCCTATCTTTTCTTGCGCGGTCTTTTATCTGCTCTTGTCTTTCAAGAGCCTTGCCCTTTTGAGGACACACAACCGACGCATCGTGAATGCGTCCACAATATACACAAGTTTTCAACATAGGCGGCACCAATCAAAAGAGGACACCCCGACGGATGCCCTCTCGTTAAAGGAGACTCTTCATGATCTCTTAACCCACGATAGCATTATAACACAACTTTATATGCTATTGTATGCTAACATATCATATCTTTCCTCGAAATCTTGCAGTGCCTCGCTATGAATGTGAACAATCCGGTCGTAACTGTAATTCATTTCAACTGCGATCTGCTCGAATCTCTTGAACTCCACATACCGCTTGAACAATAATTGCATATAGTTTCTGTTCGGCATGAGCGTGATCTGTGTCGTGATGTGCGCTCTCTTCTTTGCCCGCTCGATCATCGTGTCGCCGATCTCCTCCGACAACTGCTCCAGGCGGATAATCTTGTTGAGCATTGCGTCACCGGATGCGGATGTCATGACTTTGTCCTTGTCGTACTGAATGCCCTTGATGCCCTCGATGTCGTCCTGCAACATCTCCATGCTCCGCTCCAGTTCCTCGATGACACCCGTCAAGCGTCTGATCTCTCCGAGGTATTCTTTTACTGTCATAGTCCCTCCTCATACTCTGTAAAACAACTCGTGCCCGTCGTATGTTGTTATCGGTACCTTGACCCATTCAACCGCGATTGCGTCAGCGCACATCGTCTCCGCCTCTTTCACGATTGCCTCAACGATATCCGCATCACGATATGTCTCGGATAAGGTCTTGATTGCCGCCGCCTGCGTCTCCGGTCTGACGATGTTCTCCGCCTCTCTCTTTGTGAGCATCCATTTGCCGCATACCTCTTTCATGCAAACCTCCTCCCACACCACCGGCAGAAACTGTCGATTGCATCAACCTCGCCTCCACAGTCCTTGCAGAATCTCCGCTCGTCCTTTTCCGTCATCGGCAAGGGTTGATTCTTTTCAAGCACCGGCAGAATCTCGTCGGACTCCGCCTTGTCGATCTGATATCTGCCGACCGACCAAGTCCAATTCTTTAGATTGATAAATGTCCTCATGTGTCCCTCCTTTACCATATCCCGAGCCGTCTTTCCCGTTCCTCATCAACGCATCTGTCAACATAAGCCTCGTATGCTCTGTCGTTCGCCTCGTCAAGATATTCGTATGTTGACATCTTGTCCCAGTCCCCGATTTCCTCTCCGTCCTCGTCCTCACTCATCTCTGAATAACAATCAAAACAGTGAGCGAAATCAAAACTATCGTCGTTGTCGATATAGACATCATCCGTGATCTCTTTTCCGCATCGGCAACACTTGATGATCTGATTGTAATCTGTGGGTTTCTTTGACATCATAGATTTATCCTCCTATCTCGTAACCGCATAAGTATCATCCCACCAAGCGACCATTTTGAGCACATCATAAGTGAGATAAGCATATCCCTCGTTGCCCCACTGGTCGCTCCATGAGTTTCTAAACTCGACAAGCCTCGTCTCGTCATCGTACCCGACAAAAACGATTGCGTGTCCGTTGCAGGTGTCAACCTCTTTTTTCGTCGGGGTGTTCATGATAAAGTTTTCATCGTAACTCTTGAAACACCACGCGATAGCCGCCACCACCGGATAGCCGGACGCGATAGCCTGCTTGACTTGTTTCAGCGACTTGACCTCATACCAAGACTTGATCTCCTTGCCTTTCAGTCCGTCAGCATAAGCCGCATCCGAGGGTTTCTTGTTCCAGGGCATATCATTCGCCCATACGCTCGCAGAACACGCGCCGAACTTTTTGACCTTTTTGAGAGCGAGTTCAACACAACTGCCGTCATCCTCCATCGGTTTCTCGTGACATTTCTGCTGATAGTATGTGAATGTCGTACTCGGTACCCATATCCCGTCCCCGTGATAGATCATGTCGTCACAACCGAGAACTGCATTGCTCGTGCAGTTTCCGTAGTGCTGATAATACACCGGCGGAAACTTGTCTTTCAGTGAGCACGCAGACGGAACATAAATCTTGCAGGCTTTACGCTTTGCCGGTCGCAGATTTGTGAGCCTGCTTGATACTGTCCGTCTTTGTTTCCGCTTGCACCCTTTGTTGTTCTCCATTTTCGACCTCCTCCGTCATCTTGTATGCGATCTCTCGCGTAAAGTGTTGCGTTCCTACTCCGAGCGAGTCATCCGTCGTGAACATTTCAGCAAGCAATCTCTGAATCGCGTCCGCTCCGACCTTGTACTTTTTCACAGTGTCGACCATGTGAACGATTCCGCCAGTCTCAATGCTCTTGATATAATCTGCATTCAGAATGACTGTTTTCTGCCCGTCTCCGAGCGTCTTTGCCGTGATAAACATTAACCTCTCGCCTCCTCCTGGTATATAAGTATAGGTCTTATTCTCGGTCTCCCGTGAATCGCTCTTCGGATCGTCTTTTCGCATACATCAAGCGCATCGGCGATCTGTATTAAAGTGTACCCTTCGCACCATTTCTCATACGCCCAGGACTTTTGTTTCTGTGATAGTGCTGATCTATCAACCTTTTTATCTGTCCCGACTGCATAGATAGAAGATAACGGTTTCCCTTTTCGCTTTCTCATTTTTCTACCTCCACTCTCCACAAGTCCGACCGAGTGACTTTCCGCTCGATACTGTTGCACACCGACTCGAGATTGATGCTCGGTGATCCGTACTCGTGCCGGTCCCATTCCTCGTCCGTGTACTTGCAGATGTTCCGCTCTCTGCCTATTGCCGCGTAGAAAATACGCTTTTCGATGTCCGTGAACGCATCTTTGTACTGCTCCGGATCAACTGACGAGGTCTTGATGTCCTCGTCTTTCATCTCCTGCACGATCTCGTCCAGTTCGTCCTCTGTCATCCGACCGCCTCCTCGATAACATCCGCCAACTCTACGACGGGGTGTGCCATGACCTCTTGCAGACTGCCAATGTAAATCACTTGATCCTCGCCGCTCTCGGTGTCAACCACATCGAGCCACGCATACTCTGGAAAGACATTCGACTCAATCCGGATCGTGCCGCCCTTGATTGCTCCCCGATGCGTTCTGGCTTGCCAGGGAGAGAGCGTCGGATCATAAGCCAGGATAAACCGCCGCTTTTGAATTGCCTTGCGTCTCTGCTCGCGCTTTTTCTTTTCCTGCCTTTTCTCGTAGCGTTTCGCCTTTTCGTCGTACTCGTCAAAATCGTTCCGCTCGATAATGCCCGTTATATAGCCGATGTAATAACCGGACGAGCCTCCGTAATAGCCGTGACTTTGCAAGGCATACAACTGCCCGATCCAAGTCTCTTGATCGTCAACATTGCCGTATCTCTCCATCAGATCGAGAAACTGATCCGTCGAATCCTCGATGTCGTAGATCCGAGAGGACATATTGCCATAATACCGCCCGTTGTTGTGACCGCCTCCGGATTCCCCGATGAAAATGCCAAGACCGACACTCGGCAGGATATGTGTCTCCGGATATCTCTCAATCAGTCTGTCAGCCGCGATCTCGACATTTCTGCTTTTTGCATCTGCCGTCAGTGAGAAATACCCCACCGAGAGGATCATCCCCAAAATGATACCCGTCAAAAGACAGATGATTTTCTTTTCCTTGCTCATGCTCGCCTCCTTATGCTCTGACGCTCCAGTTCGAGATAGTCTGCGTCAGAATATCCTCGTTGTTGAAAATTGTTGAATCTGTTCGAGGGTTTCCCTCTGACCTTTTCTTTTTCCGCGTCCTGCCGGTACCACTTGCGAATAGTCGCAGGATAAGACTTGTATGTCTTGCCACTCGATGCCATGTGGTCGGAGAGTTTGTCGAGTACCTCATAAAACGCGGACCCGATCTCTTTTTCGAGTTCCGCAAACTCCTCCGCAGTGAGAGGGATATTTTTATTGCGACCGAACGATTTGACCTCTGCGGGCGCGGGCGCGTTTTCTTTTATCTCACTCTCACTCTCACTATCATGTTCATGATCATGTTCATTATCATGATCATTATCAGTTAGATTTGTTATGCCCTCGCTAACTTTGTTAGTTTTGTTATCATTTGTTATAACATTGTTAGTTTTGTTATAACGCGATGCCATGCCTTTCTTTCCTGCCTCACTCCGTTTTCTCGATGTTTCCTCGTACTTTTCGTCGTTTCGGTCAAGGCTCCGTTTTATCGGCAGGAACACCAACCGGATCATCTTGTCGAGGTCGTCCGGTATCTCTCCGGTGATCTCATAGTCAAGGATCGTCTGGAAAAGAACACCCTTTTGTTCGTTGTCCAGTTCCTTGACCACATCGTTGATCTCGGTGTATAAAATGAAACTATCTTTTGCCATACGCAAAACCTCGCTTTTCTATTCTCCGAATCGTTTCTTTGTGACTGCAATCGGGAACTCTTCAATTTCGCTCGCCCATATAGGATTGACACCTGCCCTCGAGAATACAAGAGGAAATCCTCCTATCCCGTCGAAAAGACTTGCCATTGTCGGCTCGTCACTCTCGACATACTTTGCCATTCTCTTTGCCATCCATTCCCAGAACGGAAGAGCGATTGAGTTTCCGAGCGCTTTGTATCTCGGCGAATCTGCCTCGCCTTTTCTTGTTTTACCTTTTGAGTCTACCCAGTCGCCGATGTCCGTCCATCCGTCAGGATATCCTTGCAACCTTTCGCACTCAAGCGGCGTTAGTCTTCGTACTACCATATTTTCCATCATCATTGGTGTATTGCCCCCCCCCGGTGCCCATTCGACTACTTAGTGTCTGTACTACGTTATCTTTTGATATCTTCACTCTTGAATCTGCGGGATGGTTTTCAAGAATCATCACGCCCTGTTGCTCTTTATAATCTCGCGCTCTCAATGTGAAAGCCACCCCCCCCGATCGATATTCAGATAACTGTCGCCTGTGAACCCTATCGTATCACATTTCTTGAATGACGATTTTCCCTGCTGATACATATTGATTGCCTACTCCTTTCGTATCGGCTGCACACAGGGAGCCTACTGTATCACTAATGACTCTGACCCCCCCCCGTAGATTCCACCGGATTGCTTGATTGTAGCACTCACATCGTTCTCTGTGTATTTATCATAAGCATCCTGGCTACAACATACGGCGTGTCTCTCAATCGTGTTGAGTGTGTACATCGTTTCGCTCTCTGCGTATCCGTCACCCTTGTGTGACTCTCTTTGTCCGTTCCCTTCGAGTACACATATCCCACCTTGATTGCAAGCGGGGTTTCCGCCATTGATTGATAATGTCCTCGATGTATCTGCCTCGTATATCCCACTATGAGGGTTCGGAGATTTCATGGCGTTTGATTCATACGCTGATATTCCGTAGCACTGACTGGTTGTTGAATGTTGAGAGGGTTGCGACTCGTTCGTGTTGGATGAGGATTCCTTTACCCCCCCCCTCACATCCTGCACGTTCGAGGAAACTGATTGCCTCTCCAGAGCAATCCGTAACATCTCTGGCAATTCCTTGCCCCTCTTCGCTGCTCGGTTCAGTATTCCCTGGCACGCCCTCGCGCTCAAACAGTATTTCAGGAGCGGTTTCTCCTCCAAAATCTGCGACAAGCGCGATTCGTTTTCTTCTCTGGGGTACTCCCCAAAACTGTGCATCATGTACACGCCAAGCAATAGACCACCCTGTTCCCATGATACATCCTGCCGATGGCCATCGTACCCCCCCCTCAAGTCGAGGAATGCGGGCATCCCTTTGAGCCACTTTTGCGGTTTCTTCGAGCACTGCTCTGAAATCTTCTCCTCCGTTTGAAGAGAAGGCACCGGGCACATTCTCCCATACCATCCATCGGGGTCTGATAGTAGAGTCTGCCCCTCCAGTAGTTCGTCTGTCATTTTCTCTCATCTCCTTGATGATGCGAATCTGCTCCATGAACAGTCCGGAGCGTTCCCCCGCAAGTCCTGCTCGCTTTCCTGCGATAGACAGATCTTGACATGGACTCCCGCCCGTTATGATGTCAACAACCGGAACAGATCCGCCGTCAATCTTTGTAATGTCTCCGTAGTGTATCAATTCAAACCTCCTCAATCTCGACATAGACTTTTGGATCATCAGAATACACTTTGTTGATTCTGCACTCGACAACCTGCGCGTCATCTCTGTATGCAACCCCGTTCAGCGAGTCACAGATGATCTTTGCGATGTTGTCCGCATCCGGTTTCTTTGTCGGTAGGATTGTCTGCTCTATCATTTCACGATGTTTTTTCTTGCTGACCGATTTCGGTATCTTATAGAACGCGATAATCGTCACGCGTAATGCCGCATCATCGGGAAACCTATGACCGCATTTTTCTGTGTAAACCCATTTGACCATATTCTCATAGAGAACTGTGTCTTTCGGAGTGAATGCCATCGAGTGCCCGTTTCGGTTTACTACACGCGGTCGGCTTTTGCCTTTCGGCTCACCTGGTATTGTAAACTCTTGTCTCATTGTTTCCCTCACTGATTGAAAAATGGTATCTCGTCCTGCACTCCGGAGATATCAACGAAATCGTCATCGTCAGATGCAGGCGGCGGAGCCGGTGCATCGTTGTTCTTGCTCCCGCTTGCCTTTTCTGCAAACTCGACCTCGTCGATGATCACATTCACGGAGTAAACCTTTTCCCCGTTCTTGTTTGTGTAATTGTCATTCTGCACATGACCGACAAGAGCCATCCGCGATCCTTTGTGAAAGTATTTCTCGATGAACTCCGCCGTCTTGCCGAACGCGGTGCAGTTAAAAAAGTCCGTTTCCTGCTCGCCGTCCTTTTTGTATTTGCGATTGACTGCGAGGGAAAGCCTCGCGATTGCCATGTTAGAACTCTGCGCGTATCTGATCTCGGGGTCGCGCGTCAGATTCCCCATAAGAATGATCTTGTTCATTTCATACCTCCAGTCTGTACTGTGCCACTTTGCAGGTCTCTCCGAATCTGTTCGGAACGCTGACCATTTGTTTCGTGATATTCAATCCTCTCTTGTGTTTCAGATCCCACACCCTCGCACCGAGCCGATATATCCCGAGGTCGTTCCATGCGTCCATCGGAGTGATTGCCGTGTGCGTCTCCAGGTATGACAAGAGCCGGTCACATTGTGTTGATTTCATACGCGCCTCCTATCTCAACGAACAAGATTTGCTTGTGATCTGCACCGCCCCTGGTATCTCGTCAACCTTTTTGAATATCTTTTTGAGTTCCGTCTTTGAGATTGTTTCCTCGACCTTGTATGCGTCGGTGTAGCCGTTGTCCTTTAACCATGCGAGGCACAGACCCTCCTCCGTAAAGTCGACCTTTGTCGTGGTGCGATATGATACAGTCGCGACACCGAGGTCTGTTTTCTCGCCTGCGCACTCTCTGTCGAGGACATTGACGAGTGACTTGTATCTGTTCTCTGCTTTTCTTTTCCGCTCCGTCAGTCGCTTGATCTCTGCATCGAGTGCCTCCGCGTCTGACTTTGTATTGAGTGCCTTTTTCGCAAGGTATTCGAGAATGTCGTGTTTCTCTGCGCTCAATTTCATAATCTGCTGATAGAGCGCGTCATCGTAGTTCTCTCCGATCTCTCCAGTTTCCCAATCAAGGTCTAACTGCTCGACCAACTTGTCGATCTCTGCGTTGAGTTCATAAAGTTTCATAAGTCGTCTCCTTTCATAACCATGATTTGCCGTATCTCCTGCGGAAATCATCTTCTGTTCCTATGTGTCCGATGTAGTACCGCTCCGCCATTTGAATGAAAGCGAGGTCAAGCGTTCTGTCGTGGTGTACCTTGTCATGATCTGCCCTGCACAGATAGACTGTCAGTCCGTCCTCGTCTGCAAGCCTGCGTCTGCCGGTGCCATGTATGCAGTGGTGTATATCAAGATTCTGATATGTCCCGCACATATAACACCGCTTTTCTGCGTTGATCATAGTCTCCACCTTTTCTTGATCTCGTCTAACTCCATGACCGGAGCCGTGTCGATTCCGAGTTCCTTTGCGTCCTGGACGATTCCGTCGATGAAATCACTCATTTCCTTTGTGTCGTATGTGCTTGACCCTCGAAAAGCCTCATAAATGTCAAAGTGTCCGTCGTATTCGAGGAAAGCCACATATACTCCGTCAAGGTTGACTTTCGTGTCATGTTCTACTCGGAACAAAAATGCGTGTTGCCCGTAATCTTTCAATGCTCGGACATAGACCTGCTCTTTCGTTTGGTGCGTCGCGTCTGCGATCTTTGACATCAGCACCCAGGCATAAGCGTTTGCGTCAAGTGAGCGTTTCTGTCTGTACTGTTTCGCACTCACTCGCAGGAGTGTGTCTTTGTCCGGCAGTTCGGGGAGTTCGGATGTCGTTAACGATATCGAGTACGATCCGCTCATGACATCCCTGCTGACCCCTGCTATCTTTCCGATGAACTCCATATCAGTGAGCCTCGTACTTTTCGACCTGCGCTTTCCAGTTCGCGTTTATCCACTCATAAGCCTCATAAGTCAGATCCGACCAATTCTTGAATCTGATTTGTTTGAGCAGGAAAGCCTCGAGGTCTTTGTTGCCGCCGCACCGATCATGCAGGCTTTTTGCGTCGATGTCGGAGATCTTCTGCTTTTTCTTTTTCTCCGCCTCTTGTTGCTCGATTGCGTGCATAACCTCGTCAGCCGATGCAATGCTTGCCGCGATGCCGAAACCTGCGAAACCGAGTGCGCGTCCTACTGCGGATGTCTCTGCATTTTCGATATACGAGGTCTTGTTGATGTAGTTTGACCCCTCTTTCTCGTATGCAATGCCGGTTGCGAGTGTCTTTCCCTCACTGTCCTTGATTGTCGCCTTGCAGATGCAGATATTTCCGTTGAGCGTGTACTCTGTCTCGATTGCTCCGTTCGGGCATACCTTGCGGAAAGCCGTCACGCGTTCCGGTACCTCTGCATAATCTTTCCCTTTGATGTTTGTGGTCTTGATCTCTGCGTTTACTTTTTGCAGTTCCTCATAGGTCATGTGGTTAGCCTCCTTTACTTTTGATTGTGGGTGCGCTCCCAAGCGACGGGGCAGAATCGAACTGCCCTGCATGACTGTCGGTTGATGTGTTTTCAAGCCGAGCCTTACCTCTTCGCCGCGTTTAGCTTTTCGAGCCTTGCCGCGTTGTATTTCTCGAAATACTCGGGGATGACTAATTTCCCACGCAGGCAAGCCTTTATGTCCTGCAAGCGAGCCGCCGCGTCATTTCTCGCAAGCCTCTCGCAGTCAGACCATTTGCAGTCCGGATGACGCTCTCTTGTTGAATCCGGAGATTCAAGCAGGACATCGAGAGCCTCGTCAATCATTGCATCACACTCTCGTACTGTCATCCGTCTCCTCCTCCAATTTTTTCGCAAGCCTCTGACAAGTTTTCAAAAAGTCATCCTTTTGCTCCGTTTGATCTGTGATTTGCCTTGTAGATATGTGATAGCCAGGCATATACTTTCTTACGAACGCGTCAATTTCTTTGACCTCGTCGTAACTGGAAACAGTTGTCAAGATGACATGGTTGTATTCATACTGTGCCTCGTGTACCTTGACCTCAATCTGTGCCGGTGTGTAGTTAAAAATCACATTCATAATAGTCTCCTTTCAGATAAGTGTTGATAAAAATACTAAAACACCCATGAGCGCGAACATGAGAGCGCAGGACGCGAACTCTTTCACGATCTCCCAGGGTGTCATATCCTTGAATAATTCGAGGGTTTCATTGATCATAATAATTTCCTCCCATAGTTTGCATCCACGAAATCGCGGACACTGTACTTTTTGCCTGTGACCGGCTCGATCTGTTGCAGGAACTCCTTTTTGAAATGTTTTATGTCGCGATACCCGAGCACCCTCATGAGTTCTGTTTGTGTTCCGAATCGGATGCCGGTCGTTCCCGTCTGTCGTTCAAGTCCGGTCAAAATCTCCTTTAACCATTCTTGTTTTGACATAGGCAGTCTCCTTGATGTGTCTTTTACGACACTTTTTCCTCAAAAAAAATACCCATCGGCGAAACATCCAGGAGGCGGCATATCTTGTTGATTTCACCAAGAGTGAACTCCGAATGACCGTTGCATTTCCGTGAAAATGTGGCTTTGTTCATCTTGATTGCCTCACATAACTGCTCGCGAGTGATATCCTTTTCAAGCATTTTCGCATATAACATTTTCTTGTTCATCAGTACCTCCTTTCTGTCGAGTGTCCTTAACGACACTTATACCTTACCACAGAATCTTGTGGTTGTCAACCTCAAAATTACAAAAAAGCCACTTTTTTTCTAAAATGTGTCTTTTTCGGTTGCTTTTGTCGATAATCTGTGTTATATTGTATGTGGGGAGGTGATCGTTATGGAGACGGGAAAGCGAATCGAAATGCTCCGGAAACAAAAAGGATTGACTCTCGAGGAACTCGGAGAACGCGTCGGAGTCGGGAAAAGCACTGTCAGAAAATGGGAGCAGGGCATAATTGCTAATATGAGGCGCGACAAAATCGCAAAACTTGCTGACGCTCTCGGTGTGTCCCCCGATTATCTTCTCGGATATGATAAGAAAGACGAGCCGGTGTTCATAGAGACAGACCTCGCAAGGAAAATCAACAACCTTGACGAAATAGATGTCGCTCGTCTATCCGCGTATGTCGACGGGTTGCTCGACTCTCAAAAGTACACCAAAAAGGGCGGATCAGAAACCGCGTGAGAAACATCATCTTTGTTGACTGGAGGGATTGCCGATGAAATATCATAAGATGTTCCATTTACACGGGATATATCACGAATCGAAAAAGGACCCGAGAAAGAAAAGGCAGGATCTAATCAGCAGGATCATCCCTGGAGACATTCTCGACCTCGAGCAGTACGAGTACGAGGGAGAGCCTGCACTCATGGTTATCAATCCGAAAACCGGTCTTGATATCGGTGTTGTCCCTGCGGAAGATGTCGGAAAGATACTGCCGCACCTCAACGAGCCGTATTATGTCGAGGTTGTCGAGTGCTATGATTTCGACGATAGTGACAACTGTGGTCTGCGGTTGCAGTTCTGCGTGTTGACGGATGCCGAATGGAAAGAGATGCAGGAAAAGGCGGAGCGGCTCGCAATGGAGGAGCAGTGGCGGAAAGAACAACCTTTCTACAAGAAAAAATGGTTTATCGTTGTTGTGATCATTCTCGCTTGCGGTCTGATAAGCGGGATCATAAACTCAATATAAGGGAGTGGTATTATGAAAAAGTTCGCATATACGAAATCATTCAGATACGACGGGAAAAAGTATAATGTTTATGGAGACACACTGGAGGAGGTTATCGCGAAAAAGGCTCTCAAAATCAAAGACTTGAAAGAGGGCAAGGTCACAATCTCCGAGCAGACCACTGTCGCAGAATGGATTGACAGATGCTTGTCGGTTTACAAGCCGAATGTCTCCCCACAGTACGCAAAACAGATGCGCGGCAGGATAGACAAGCACATCGTGTCCGTCATCGGCGGCATAAGGTTGAAAGATGTCAAGCCGATACAATGCCAGGAGATACTCAACGCGCAGACCGGAGCGAGCAAGTCACACATCACGAAACTACATCAAGAACTGCGTTTCATTTTCGAGAAAGCCGTCGAGAATAAACTGATCCTTGAATCTCCTGCCGCTCACTTGACGCGTCCGGATGCAGTCGCAGGACATAGACGCTCACTCACAGAAAAGGAGCGGAAAGCCTTTCTTGCAGTCTGTGAAAAAGAGCCGCGTTTCATTTTGTTTGAGTTCATGTTGTACTGCGGATGCAGACCGAGCGAGGCAAGGCGCATCCAGGGCAAGGATATTTTTGTTGAGAATGGGTGTTCATTCTTGCACATAAGGGGAACAAAGACCGCCAACGCAGAGCGCACAGTGCCCCTCCCTGCGGTTTTATATGAGAGGGTGGTACATTCCCCGCCTTTCGAGTTTATCTGCCAAAATAGAGCGAATCTGCCATACACAGAGACGGGATATCATCGACTGACAAACCGACTGAAACGAGAACTTAATCTCGAACTCGGTTGCAGGACATACCGGAACGAACTCGTTCCCCCGTTCCCGCTTGCCGATGATTTCACACCCTATATTTTCAGACATACATACTGCACCGATTTACAGAAGAGAGGCATTGATGTGCGTGTCGCGCAGAAACTAATGGGACACGCAGATATACAAACGACCGCGAATATCTACACTCATCAAGACGAGGAGACTATGAGGAACGCGGCGGAGATTTTAGGTGCCGCCTATACCCCCGCCCATACCCAAGCCAAGAAACCCCGAAAAAGCGTATAACAAGCGTTGACTTTTAATCAAGTTGTCCGGGGTTCGAGTCCCCGATGCCTCACTAAAAAGAAACGCCTGCAAAGTAACGATTTTTCGTACCTTGCGGGCGTTTTTGCTTGCCGTTTTCTGAATGTATGTTCGATTCGATTCGGGGATTTTTGAGGGGTTTTGAGGGGTTTGCCGCCTATACCCCCGCCTATACCCTTTCATATGTTCGATTGAAAATCCTCCCTCACAACTCTCTCCAAAAGATCGAGCACCCACTCGCTCGGGATCTTCTTTCCCCAGTCCCAGTCCTCGACCGTCCGGATCGGGATGTTGTACTTTTTGCAGAATGCCGCCCGAGAGAGACCGGAGATCTCTCTGATCCTCTCGGAGCGTGTCTTTTGTTCGTCCATCGTGTCCTCCTTTCAAAACTCATAGTCGTAATAATAATCTGCCGTGCCGAACGATACATTGACGCGCGTGTATTTTCTTTTGGTCTTGCCCGTCTCAATGATCTCGTCAAGGTTGAATCCGTTCAGTGCGCAGGAGATTTGAGCATCCATATCCTCGCTCGCCTTGATCTGCTCTGCCTCCTCCGGTGTAACCTCTGCGACCTGGTACCAATAGTTGCCGCGCTTTGCGATCTTGATTGCCGGATTCTTCTCGTTGCTTTTAAGTTCCCATTTGTTCTCATATGCTCCGCCGGTGTGGATCGCGTCAAACTCTCGGATCGTTACCTTCTTTTGTGTCTCAACTCCGATGACCTCGTATGCGTTACGGTCTGACCACAAATACATCGTGACCGGTGTGCCGACCTTGATCTCGTCAACGTGCATTTTGTTCTCCTCGATTCTGTTGTTGATGCTCCCGTACCATTTCTTGCTCATAATAGCCTCCTTTTCTCCCCGTCTCGCCGATAGGTCAGCGCGTGCGTTATGCCGAAAGGATCGGGCACATTGAATATTTGCCGAGCGGATAAACCGATTCAGATCCGCGAATCTCCGAAAGGCCCTTGATGATCCGGCAGACCTTCTTGCCGCATCCGTCAATCGACGGCCCCTCGATTGTGACGGTCTTTTCGGTGCGAGCCGTTACCGTGTACCGCCATACGCAATCACTGTTGCAGATGCTTGTTACCTCATATGTTTTCCCGATCTCGAATGCTTTCATAGTGGCCTCCTTTTCTGCGTTGTTACAACGCTCTGTGTTGTTTACAAGTATAATATACCACACTATGCGTTGTATGTCAACCCTTTTTTACAAATTTTTCAAAAAATTTTTTCGCATCAAAAAAAGAGCCGCTCCCCACGTGGAGGGAGCGGCAATATAGGAGGATAGATGACAACTCATCCGTTCAAAACGTCGTTCATTCTCGCGGCAGATTTCGGGCCATATATCCCGTCAACTTCCAGTCCGTACTTCTTTTGGAAGTTCATCAGTGCGGCTTTTGTGTGGCGGCCGAACTGGCCGTCTATAACAAGTTTGTTTCCGTTCTCATCGCGAGACTTTGTGAAGTTGAGGTCTTTTTGTAAGACTTTCACTTCGGGATTGACATTTGCAGGGCGCAGAACTGGCTTTGCGATGTCGATTTTGACCTTGTTATCGTCTCCGCGCTCATATCCCTCGACACAGATTACAGTATGACCGCTCGTCTTTGTGACGAGAATGTCGCCCGTGTAGACCTTCACTCCGTCCTTGTAAGAGATTTTCGTCTCGAACAGTCCGGTCTTTGCTAACATCTCCGGCATCGTAGCCGTACGGATGTTGCCGGGGTCTTTACCACACGCCTCGATGATACATCTGCGCACCAAAGATGAGCAGTCGCACTCGGTCTTGACTTTCGTGTCCGTTCCGTTCTTGACCACTCCGTCCCTCTGATACTGATCGTACCCGATGTTTTTATTATTGCAAGCACGTTTCATAGACTTCGCGAGTCCGTTCGCCTGGCTTGCCTTCTTTGCTCTGAAAATGTACCACCCTTTCGAGTGAACATAAAACGACTGCATCGAGACCTCGCCTTTATAATCGGGAGTGTTTGTCTGTTTCTGATCTCCTGCCGCGCCCCCGTGTGCATTCCCATGCTCGTCGATACGAGCGGAGCCGATAATAACCGACATATCACTCACCGCCTTTCAGAAAATCATCCATGTCAGATCCGTCCCCTACCATAATCTGCACATCGTCCGGATTGAATACATCGACATTCGTCAGCCTTTTGACAAGGTCGGAGAAATAATTCGAGCCGCGTGAGAACAAGATACCCGTGAGAATTGTGTCGATTGTCGGGTCGATTGACAGTCCCTCATAGAACTCCGACATTGCGTCGTTGAATAGGTGCAAGTGAAAGATGAATGCGAGACCGATGCCGAGAAAAATTGTCACTCCCTGCGTGATTGCGGTCTTGTAATCTCCATCTTCAACCATTTTGAGAATCGTCTTGATGTACTCGACGAGAGCCTCCAAAACGATTGCAACCATAACTATCAGTGCGATTGTACTCATAGAATCACTCCTTTCGTTCCCCGTCTCTGATCGAGACAAGTTGCTTGATTATCTGCTCCACATTTTCCTCAACATGATGTCTGAACTTATCAGAACGCATCCGCTTGTCAACAGTTTCGTCAACGATAAGATTCCATATAATCTCTTGCTTGTTAGAGATATAATAAGGCTCATCGACGATGTGATTGACCATGATCCACCCGACAATCTGATCGTATGCCTTTTCTGCAATAAGCCGTCCGAGTTTGTCATCGTAACCCTCAAAACGAGGTATGCTTTTCTCGAATGCCATGCAAGCATAATGTGCATACTCTGACTGTTTCAGCATAATCAACCGCTCTTGTTCGCCGCCGGTCTTGCCTATCAGAATCTTATCTGTTTTAATTTTTAGATGCCCCATTTTTGCAGTGATGACTATTGCGGCAATCAGAATGAGGACGAGCCACGCATTGCCGGTTTTCATTGCCTCAATCACTGATTCCCACATAAGCCACCTCCCATCTTTTGAACGAGTGTCTCGAGTTCTCGTTCCTCTGCGTCTATCCGTCGGTGTTGGGAGAGTTCTGCGAGTAGTTCCTTATTCATTCTCACAAGACGCTCGATGATGTCAGCCTGGTCAAGAGCGACAGTTTCGATTGCGTCCATCATTTCCCTCCCTTGTATTTCTCGCCGGTGATCTCTTTGTATTCCTCCGGTGTCAGTTTGCCCTTTTCGACAAACTTTTTGACATCGTCTTTCGTATATATTCCCTCGTCGTAGTACCTTTTCACTGTGTTGAATAATCTCGAATGTTCCATGTCACACCTCCATCTGATTCAGCAGTACCTCTGCGATTGCCTCGTCCATCTGCGACTGCTTTTTGATCATCTCCGCCTGCGAGTATGATGCAAACTCCTCATAAGTCATGAGGGCAGTCTCGCAAACCCATTCCGTGATTTCATCCTCGCCCACTTTGACAGTCTCCTGCCGGATGTTCTTTCTGACATAGACCTTGCCAGGGCAACCATTGAAATCAATTTCCGGCGGGCGCTGTTCCCATGTCCCGTGTTCTGTTTGAAAGTTCATTTGCTTTCCTCCTATCGTGTTTGCTGATTATGTTTTTAAGTTTCCGAAAACTCACAAAAGGTTTGATCCGGTCAAGATACATCTGATAAGTATCTGTATATTTCAGATATCCGTTGTAAGACATAAACTGACGCGCATCGAATACAGTCGGCTTTTCTTTCTTTGCGATCCTCTTTGCTTTCCTGGTGCATTTCAACATGATCGATCTCCGGAGGATTGTCTTTCTCCGAAAAAATCGAAACCCCATGAAATCAAGGTCGCGTCCGTAAGTCCTGCCTTTCTTTGTGTACGCAAACCGAAACACTTGCCAATTATCCTTTAACGCGAGTTTCAGTTTGTCGCGCAGATAAGCCTCGACCTCTGCGCGTATCTCGTGCAGTCGCCTTTTATTCGAGCCGAAAATGACCATGTCATCCATATAGCGCATATAATAAACCGCTTTCAGATCTTCCTTGATAAAATGGTCAAGTCCTTGCAGATAAAAGTTTGACAACCACTGCGACAGATAAAAGCCGAGCGGCAGTCCGTTCGGTACGACATCGATGATCTTGAAAAGCAGACTGATCATCTTGTCGTCGTGTATTTTATCCGTGAGCATTTTCTTCAGCACATCGTGAGGAACACTGTCGAAAAAGTGATGTATATCCATTTTCAGAACATACTTTGTGTTTTTCTTATCCCTCAACCAACGCTCAATGACTTTCTTGCCCCGATGCGCTCCGCGTATATCTTTGAGCATCTGCGGATGACCTTTCACGATGTTTCCCGACGGGACCCATCGCCAGGGGATTGACGCGTAAGAGTGCCGATACATCCCACGCATAAACATAGGCTTTAGTGTCTCGACGACACAGTGTTGAACGATTAACTCCCTTGTAGTCGGAACGATGATCGTCCTTTTCTTGTGACTTATTCCGTCGTATATCTCGACCGAGTGATGACCGGCATTGTGATAGTTCATAAGCCAGTCCTTTGATTCTTTCACGGTCTCGTCCTCATTGCCTGCGTACTTTCTGAACTCTCTTGTCTTTCTCGCGTTGCGTAGTACATTGTGAACTGCTAATATTCTTATCTCGTCGCTGATAGCGACATCAAAAACATGATTGACTGATTTCATTCTTGAATCCCTCGCTCGCTTTCGACTTGCTACTAACGGGCGCTCATATCGGGTTTATTTTCGCCAAGAGGCGGAGAACATAGACGGCATTTAGTTGTCGTTACATTTTTGTCTGTCTTGATATCCATGAGTGAATGATTCAAGATAGCGCGGAGCCATTGTTCGCGTTCGCATTCGACGGAGTGTTGTTCAGATTGACGTAAAGCGTCCCAACATGACCCGTGTTGTTCCAGTTGCCGCCGACATAGGCAAGCCTACCAAAAAGCCCAGCGCCGCCATCTATATCCTCAATTTACAGTTACAAAAGGGACACGCGCCGTTCCGGTCGCGTTTCCCTCTCTTGTGCTACGCACAATTCACTCCTTTCGAGCGTCTACGACGCGAGCGGTGTGCAAGAAAGCGCGGAGCCAATGCCCGCGCTCGCAGTCGACGGAGCGCGGCCCAGACCGACGTAAAGCGCCCCAACATGACCCGCGTTGCTCCAGTCGCCGCCGACAACGGCATAGTTGCTCTGTGAATTATTAAACCATAAGCCGTCAGTGTAGAATGTTGTATCAGATCCCGACGCAACCTTTGCAAACATTCCGTACTCGGTAAACTTCATCTCGGAGATATAACCTCCGTTTGTTCCCGACGGAGTGCAGTCTGAAAGCGTGATATACCCCGTTCCGTCTGTGTTGTAGTCGGATGCGGTCGAGCCGTCCTGTGTGCCCCTGGTCATCTTGATCTTGATCGTTCCGTTTGCGTTGATGTAGCCTCTGATTCGTCTCCACAGATTGCCCCACCAATTCTCCATGCCGAACACTTTCACGCCGCTTGTCTCGTCATCTGATCCCCAAAACATACCCTTGCCGTCCATCGTGCCGGTATTGATTGCGGCGGAGTTCGTTGACTTGCATCGACCGGAGCCGTATGCCGCCTGCGTGTTGGTCGTTCCTGCCATGAGTATCAAAAGACCATTGATGAGATTCCACTGCGCGAGCGTTGTGGTGTCCCATATATCCGCCCCGTTCGCTCTCGCTCCTGCGATCTCGTTTGCGGCAGTATCATTGACAAAGTTCGACTGTCCGGAGAGAGAACGCATCTTTGATGCGGAGCCGCTCCCGAAATACTTTGCCGTGTAGAAATGCGGGACGAGATTGTTGTTCTTGTCTCGGAAAGCGTAATCTTTGAAACCCGAATCGAGTTTCTTGTCCGAGTAATAATATGACCCGCTCGTCTCGTCGCCCGAATCGGGAACTACTTTCATATAAATGATCTTGTTGTTCTGCCCCCATTCCATCATCGCATTTCCGCCGTATGATGTGTTCGCGACATCGGATGCAGTCCCGTCCTCTTTCTTCGATTCGTCCAGTTCGTCGAGATAATACGACACGCTCCCTGCGTATGTCAGCATACAAGAGCGAGGGAAAAAGAATGGAGCATTTTTGATTTTCGCCTTGTTGTCAACAATCTCCACATCAAACCAATCCCCGCCGTCGATAAGTCCGGTTTCGAAATCGACATGAACATTTTCAAAGTTCTCATTCTGACAACCCTCAATCGGTGTGATGATGGTGTCCGGATCTGTCAGTGGTCCGGATGCGTGAAAACCGAAGAGGAAATATGGGTTGATTTCTACCTTTGCGACTGTTCCGATTGTTGATATAGCCGCGAGTACCTCTGCGTCATTATCAACATAAATGCGATAATTCCCGACATACGAAACATTGACGATTGCCTTTCCCGTTCCGTCGCCCTGCGCAGTGAGTGTTCCGGTTAAACTCTCAACCCCGTCAACATGATCAACATGAACAGTCTCTCCGATGTAATCGTTAGAACTCGTCGTGATGATGATTGCTGACTTGTTCTCCGAACTGTTTTTGTTGACCTCGTCAATAATGTAACTTGCTTCTGCCCAACTCATAGTGATCCTCCTTTGATTTTATTCAACCGGCGCGGTCGTAAATGATTCTGATATACTCGTACCGCTCCCCGATTTCGTGATTGTGGTTGTTTTGGTGTAAATATGCTCCGATGTAGTGATGACCTGCGTGATTGTGGTCACTGTCTCGGATGTCGGAACGATTGTCGTCACGCTCGAAATCGAATTGCTTGAATCGGTTTCTGTGATCTCTGTCTGATCCTGCGCGTTCTTTCCGATGCTCGTCGTCTTTGTGATGAGTGATTCCAACTGCGCGAACATCTGCGCGTCGATATCATCAAAGTTCTCTGACAGATCCTCAACATCGACGAAATCTGTTGACTCCGGCATATTCAAACCGAAATGTTCACTTGTCTGCATAGCGTCCTCCTTTTATTCTCTTGTTTTCATTTCATCCCAGGTCATGCCCTCTACATCGCCCCAGGTGTCCTCAATATACTCGCCCCATGTGTTATACATGACGATGATCGTATATACCACATCGAGAGGGAGTTTTTTATCAAGCAGTGTGCTGACATCCGCGATTTTTGAGACCGATGTGAGCGGGAGTTTTACTGTCGCGGTCATTCCGTATGCGTCACGCTCTCTCGTAAACTCCGAGCCAGGTGCGAGCGCATTGAGTTCCCTCTCTACGACGGGGAAAGTGTAAGGCAGTTTATCAATAACCCTTGAATGAACTGCAAACCGCCTCTCGTCGAGTGTGTCGTCTGCTCTCGGTGTCAGTTTGAGTATTTTTTCCCACCGCTCGATCCTGCTCTCGCTTGTATTGTCGAAATAATTGTCCTCATCAAGCCGCGTGATCTCTGTGTTTATATCTCCGACCTGGTCGTCGACTGCGTCGTTGAACTGGTCAAGGTCGGGGATGCCTTTCACTGCGTCAGCCGTTATCCACATACGCGCCTCCTTATGTTGTGACTGTCACTGTCCCGAGAACAGGTATGTCCGTCCATGCTATGTTTTGATTCTGTGCGAGTGTGTTGATTTTCAGATTTGAGACATCAAGCACACCCTCGATTGTAAGGATTGCCGCCTCAATTCTTGCAAGCCTCACAACCTCCTCATTCTGTCCGTTCGATTCCCACTCTTTCCTCATGTTCAAAAGATATGCCTCGATCTTATCCGGCACCTGCGGAGATATCGTCTCGATATCATATCCCGTGTCAAGTGTGAGCGTCGCAGATACATTGATCGTTTCTGATCCTGCGGACAAGATATTGACTTTCTGATTGATTCCTGCTTTTCCGTCGCCCTCTCCGTGAGATTCGACCGGATCAACGAGTTCTTGTACCTGCTCAACAAGAGACGATGATGCAATCCCGAAATCTGAATTGATAATATAGATATTTATCCACTCCGAGTCCGATGCTCGTCTTTTCGGTTTGCAACCACCGATACCGGATAAGCCGTCAATGTAATCTCTGAAATCTGCCTTGTTTCCACCGAACGCAAGCGACTCGTAAGACCCGATCACTCTCGCTCTGAAAACCTCTGTGTCCTCGTCATCCGTTCCAGGGATAGAAACCTCTGTGATCTCTCCGCCGTTGTACCCCTCGATGTAGTCAACCGGCTCGAGGTCTCCCGTGATTGTGTTCGGAGCAGTGCCGACTGTCTCGCAGGTCAAGAGATAAGTATTTGTTTCTCCCTCGACTGCCGATGTGATGTCGTAAATGTAATCACTGCAAGAGAGCCTATCCCCGATTGACATTGCCTGCTCAAAAACTCCGGTCACGACTGCCGCCGTCGCGTACTTGTACTGCGTGCCCCTTTCAGCCGCAAACCGAATGAGGTGCATCAAGTCCATTGTGTCCGGCAGGGCATTGCTTTCCTGCACCTCGAGGTCTGTGTAAACATCCTCGAGTTCTGACCCCGTTTTCACGCAAGCATTGTAAGCGAGAGACCCGACATCCGTCCGGACATCCGCCCCGAATGTGTCGAGCATCTCCTGCGTGATGCGTTCCATTGTTCTGTCCTCGTACATTTTACCCTCCTATGAATGAATGTGTCATGTCAGCGTCGCCATAGTCCGTAGAGACGCGGAAACTCATCGTCACATGGTCGCCCTCTTTCACAACATCGAAATCCGTGATTGCCTTGATTTCAGAATTGAGGGAAAGAGCCTCGTTGACCATTCTTTCGAGAATGGGTTTGAGGTCTCCCTCCGAATAAGACCGACCGATCATCTCCTCAAAATCTTGACCATAAGTCCAGGGATATTGAGTGTATCTATAACGCGGCACCTCCAAGCACAACCGAATCCACTGCTTGACCGCATCAACCCCCGTTATCATCCGCCCCGTGAGTGTCATCGTATCAAAGTCAATCTCATACTCCGGAGCAGGCTCTGTCTCGATGTTTTCACTAACGAGCGCGAGTTCGTCATCCTCGTCCATATCAAAAGGAAACATATTATCCTCCTACTCTGCACAGAACGAGAAACTTTTGATCATCGTCCGTGTCGATTAAAATGCCGAATACTGTGTCACCGCTTTTGAGCGGCTCGATATATGTCGATTTGTCTTTCCATTTGTGATAGTGGTGTTCCTCGTCGTCCGGCATAGGTATGTTTTTCTTATTCTCGAAATCCAAAACCTCGAGACGCGGTTTCAAGAGATGATCCGCAAAAAGGCAGTCATCCTCCTCGAACTCCATGCCGTTATATGTGAGGGTTTTTTCTCCGGTCATCGTGGCAAGCCCGAACGAGGTCATGTCAACCCCGTTCTTCGCCTCTTCCCTCATCGTTTTTATCAGTTTTTCATACGGATTCATTATCTGTACCTCGGATCTGTTCTTGAATTGATTGCAGACTGACGATTGTCTTGATACCTCGAATCAGTCTGCGTGTTGACCGCGTTCGTTCTCTGATCTTTGTATCTTGGATCTGTCGCCGCAAGTGAGCCAGGAACGACGATGTTCGGATTGCCACCCGACCAACAAGCCGCGCAGGGTTTATACACGCGCCCTTGAAAGTCCCGTTTCTTTTTCATATCCGAAACCTTGACCTTGTGAACGAGCGTCGTGTGGTTTTTCTCTTTCTCACTTTTCAGCAGAACACATCCGCCGTGCGAGTGGTAACTCGTCTCGTTGCAGGTAGAGGTACCTGTCCTCATTCCGTCGACATAATACGCGTCGGAGTCCACTTTCTGCGGTTGCGTCGGTGTCGTTGGAACTGATAGCGATATCCCGCCGCCCCCGTAACCACCTCCGCTCGTCGTTGTGGTCTGCCCCGTTTCCTGCTTTTTCCATGTGTCCGCGCCCTCCTCCATTGAATCTTTCCAGGCAAGGTCAAGCGTCATCGTGTGGTTATTATTCGAGAATGTATGCGAGTCCGATGTGATGAAAAACTTTCCCGACAGACCCGTCGCCGGATCGTCAATCTTTATCGAAAAGCCACTCATCGCGCGGATATCTCCGAGAGCCTCGACAGATGCCTCCCTGGTTGTACCATAGAGCATTGCTTTCGCGGCTTTCTTTGCGTTCACGCCCTCCTCTTTTTGGATTGCCTGCATAAATGTTCCGTACTTTGACAGATCATCGTTATCCTTGACCTCTCCGACTTTTTTGTGCTTGTCGTTGTAGATCTTCACGAGGTCGACCATATTATCCGTATTATCAGAATAAGTCGCCGATGTGATATTGACTCCTTGCGTGAGCGTGCATCCGGACGCGTTGCCCTTTTCCAAGACTGCGACTTTATTCTCTAACATAACCGGCAGATAATTCTTGCCGGTCTCTGCTTTCACTTTCCGATAAGCCTTGACGATGATGTCGTATAAACAAGCCGATTCAAAAATCATTTTCTTGATATTGATTCCGGTCTTGAATAGTTTTGTAGTCTTGATCCCGACATCCTTGCAGACTTTTTCTACAATCTTTTCGGGTGTGGTATTCTTGAAAATATAAGTTCCGGTCGAGTTCAACAAGTGATACATGAAATCTTTTGCGACATAGTGAGCCGTTCCGATACTGTCCGTCTTTTCCCTTGCAGTAATCGTTCCGACAAACCACGCGTGATCCGACCCGTCAAACCATAACTCGACAACATCGCCCTTTTTGATTTTCCATTTCGGGAAATCTTTGTCGAATGGATTCCAGGGCAGATCAAACTCAATGATTCGTGATGCTTGCGTATCAGTTCCGCTCCAGGTAAGAGACACGAAAGGAACGAGTTTCTTTTTCCATTTTAACGAGGGTTTTACAAACTCCATACCTGCCTCCTACTTGATGAGCACTTTCTCCCCGATAAGTGCCACCTCATCCTTGATTGTCTTTTCGTTCGGGTGTGCTTTTTTGTATTTCTTGACCGCATCATCCGTCCGCTTTTTGTTCGTCTCTTTGAGTGATTTCCATTTTTCCGTGTCGCCCATCTCTTTTTTAGCGACCTTTTTCCAAGTGTCTCCCTTTTTCCACTTGTAGAGATGAGATGTGACCTTTTTCACGGGTCTGCCTGCGGTCTGCTTATCAGCCGACGGAGTATCAACATCCCTGCTCTCGACGAGAGTGATTGAATAATTGACATCTCCGACTCCGTCATCCTGCCCGAAATTGAATGATGAAATAACCACCGGCAATGAAATCAGATTCGTGATGTTCACGCGGATATCCATTGCGCTCTCTTCTGCGAGGTGCAGTGCCACGATGAAAAGAGGCGGAGCCTTGAAATCCGCCTCCGATACTTGACACCACTCATATCTCTCGCGCGGCAGAAAAGAACTCCACGAGATAGACCGCAGATTTCTTTTCCCGCGCAGTAAGACCTCTCCGAGACCGTTGATGTTCACAGTTTGATGATCATATCCGCACTGAATATCAAACGATTCCGGTGTAACCGGAAAAACAAAAGACGCGTCTCCGATCTGCAATTCGATTTTTGTGTTATCCATTTTCTACTCCTTATGACTGGAACTGATAACCGATCTTGTTTGCACCGACATTCTGTGATACCTTTTCGAGTTTGTGAGCGAGTTTTGCCGCGATCATATCAATGTCCGCGTCCTCTCTCACGATGATCTGATCCGCGAGTTTCGGGATGTTTATCACATGAGAGGTTGAAACCCCGTCATTAAATGCCCGACGGACGCTCTCGTCGTGAGGATATACCCTTGACCCGCTCGGCAGGTCAACAATCTCTCCTCCGCGCTCTGATATCTGAACAAGACCGCCTTTCCAATTCTTTGTACCGCTTGCGAGGTGTTGCAGGTCGTTCTCGATGTTGCTCGGGAGTGGTATATCTTCGCCTCGTCTGTCTGCGATATAGACCTTGCCTTGCCCGTTTGACTTTAACTCAAAACCTTTGTTCAAAAGGTCGTTGTTGTAGAAATAGGATCTGATTTTCGAATTCTTCTCAACACTCCTATCACTCAAACCGATGCCGAACATATCGAGCAGGTTTGACGCGTGTTTCGAGAATATCCCATCAAGAGCCTCGTCGATTGCCTTAATCGGACCCATTGCGATATTTTTCAAACCCTCCCAGGCTTTCGACCAATCCCCCGAGAATACTCCGGTCATGAAATCCACAACACCACCGAGGCAGTCGATGATGCCCTGGATTGCCCCGAGAACTAAATCAAGAGCAGGCATTGCTATTGCGTCGATGATGTCCGCGATCCAACCGAAAACCTTGTTGAAAAGTTTCATAATCTTATCAAGCGAGGGTTTCACTTTCTGATAGAAACTCCCGACCTTTTCCGAAATCTTGTCCCAGTTCCGGATCACAACCCCGATTGCAAGTCCTATCGCACCAAGCGCACCGAGGAACGGACCCTTTGACACAGTCGAGAATACCTTGAACAGTCCCGTCCCTGCCTTGACCGCTTTCCCGAGTTTGCCAAGCGTCGAAAACAGTTTTCCTGCACCGATAACGAGTTTACCGATGACGATGAGAACGGGTCCCACTGCCGCCGCAAACGCAACCATTTTGACGATTGACTGTTTCTGCTCGTCGCTCATCTGCGAAAATGCCTGCATCATCTCCGTGAGTTTCTCAATCAGCGGAGTGATGACCGGCGCGATTGTCTCGCCGAGTGTTTTCTTGAATATATCCCAATTTGACTTTAATTTCTCGATTGCACCGCCTGGACCCTCCATGAGAGAATCGGACATTTCCTGCGCAGTATTCGTCGCACTGCCGAGAGCCGACTCCATGCTCTGAATGTCCTGCGGAGAGCGTTTGATGAGCGCAAGCCATTTCCCCATTTGGAACTTGCCGAAAATTGCGGTTGCCGCCTGCGTCTGCTCTGCATCTGACAGATTTTCAAACGCATTGTGCAGGATTTCCTGCGTCTCTGCGAATGACTTGTATGTTCCGTCTGCGTTCGTTATCTCGATACCGAGTTTATCCATCCATTCCAACGCTTTACTCGTCGGAGAGGAAAGATTTGCGATACCGCTTTTCAGCGCATTTCCTGCCTCTGCTCCGGAGATATAAGCGTCTCCCAAGACACCCGTTGCGGTCGCCAGGTCTTGAATGTTCCAACCGGCAGTCTCAAAAAGTGCGCTCGCCTTTGCCGATGCGTCAAACAGATCCTCGACAGTGGTCTGCGCTTGCGCTTGTGCTTTCGCGAATACATCCGTATATGTTGCCGCCTCCTCTGAATCTGCCCCGAATGCTTTCATTGTCGCACCGAGACCGGCAGTGACGACAGATAAGTCTGTTGCAGTGCCCGCCGCGAGATTGAAAGCGGGGGAGATCATGTCTGCCGTCTGCTTTGCATCATAACCGGCTCTTGCATAATTGAGAGCCGCGTCTGCCGCGTCCTGCATACCATAGACCGAGTTCGATGCCGATTCCTTGATTGTCTCGGAGAGCATTTTCGATTCTTCCGCAGTCGCGCCCATTGTCGATTGAACGAGGCGCATCTGTTTGTCGTACTCTCCGAACTCTTTATATGCAACCGCACCGAGAGCCACCGCAGGAGCCGTGATCATCTTTGTGAGCGTTGCCCCCGTCTTTGCTATGTTTCGCCCCGTCCGTTGCATATCGCGCCCGATTTTCGCATACTGCGTCGCGTTCGCTTTGAGTTTCTGCGTCGCCGCGTTCATCGGAGCGGTCATCTTATCCTTTAACTGTAAGACGACATCAATGATTTTCGTGTTTGCCATAATCAATCCCTCGGCTTTCTGTCCTCAATCTCTTGAATCATAAAAACTCTTATTATCCGTTTTTCCCCGTCGCCCATGTTCCAATACTGCGACGGGGTTATATTATGCTCACGGAAACACCAATACATCTGTTGCACTCGTGCGTCCGTTTTTATCAGTTTTTTATTTCATCCTCATCGAGTACCTCGTCCCCGATTGTCCCCAGGCTCACAATCGCAGTCGAGAGAGAATTGACCTCATCCTTGAACAGTTTCTCTGCGAGGTCGATTGCCATTTTACACCCGAACTTTTCCTGCAAGTCCTTGTCTTTGAGTGGGGGATCAATAACCCCTGCAATGATGACTTTCAGATTCGCGTCGAATGCTTTTGAAAAGTCAACCTCGTCTCCGTCGTAAGCCGTTGCGACGAGTTCGTTTTTTCTTCTCGGAGAAATCTCTCTGATCTTCACATCGACCGGCTCGTCCTTTCCGAGAATCTTTGCTAACTGACGAGACTTGAATACACCCTCAACCATCTCGTCTGCTTTCCTTGCGTCTGCTTTCATCAATTCATCTACTAAACTCATTTTTTACTCCTTTCGTGTTGGTTGCTATATACCCAAAATATCCCCCACCCTAAAAAGGGCAGGGGTTGTATTTGTTGTTATGAAATCGCGGTTGAATGGTCAACGCTCTCGAGTACCTCGAAACCGGTGAAAGAGAACGGGATATTCTCCTCCAGGAGTTTCTTTGCCTCCCAGTTGATGAGTTCAACCTCGTCGAATGTGACTCCGGTCAAGAGGATATCCTCTGCACCGACTGCATCCGGATCTGCGATCTTTGAGCGAATCTGACAAACAGTCGTCTTGCCTGCCTGGATATTGCCCGCGATCTTCTTGATGAAATAGGACGAAACCTTATTCATCTTGATTGATCCCTTGCCGTCAGTTCCAGTAACCTTGTAACCCTTTGCAAGAGTTCCGGTCTGATTGACCTCGGTCTTTTCGAGTGAGAGTTTTGCCTCAACTGCGGTTGCCTCCGCCATCTCCTCATCATCAATCCAAAGACTTGACCATGAGCCGTTGAACACTCTCTCGGGTCTGATAACCTTTCCCATTTTTTTACACCTCCTTATCAGATATAAATCGGGATATCCACATCTTCCATCGTGTCGATGAGGCTCATGTGCCCTACGAGATAGACATGGTCTCCAGTGTTCGCCTTGCGGATCTCATCCTCGGTCATCTTTGAGACATCGATGCCCTTTGATGTGAGATATGTCGCATTTGCCTCGACATCAATGTCGATCGTGTACCCTGCACCGACAATCTCCTCACGCACCAACTCGTCCAGGTATGCCCTTATCGCGCAGATAAGGAGCATCTTGTTGTCGTATGTGTTCGGATATTTGCCGACATAAGAGTCCTCGATTGTGCGACGGATATCAGTCGAGATCATCCGCATCGTGTCAACAAGTTTGATCTTCTTGAAAGATTCGCCCTTTGTTGATGATGTGGTTGTGAACGAGGTCACACCGCGTCCAACCTTGACCTTTTCTCCGTCGTGGTACAGAATGAACTTGCCCGCATTGACTGCCGCGTCCCTCTGCTCTTTCGTCAGTTTCTCGCAGTCGTCAACCTCTGCGAGCGGAGCGTAAGTCGAGGACATATTCATCGGTGTACCTGCAAGCAGTCCTGCGATACGCGGGGTGTACTGCTCGCTTGTGTAAGTGTTCGAGCCGACAACGATGTCATCGGTCGTGAAATTGATTGCACCCTCGAAATCTGCGGTTGTGTCCGGCAGTACGACGGAAATGTAATTGAAATTCTGCCACTCGTTCTTAACCCAAGAAACGATTGAACTCTCCAACTCGTCCGTTGCAACTGTCGGGCAAGCGAGATAATCGACATAATTCTTTGAGAAATATGTCAGCGCGTCAGAATAATCCTCCGCATCTGTTGCTACGAAATACGCAAGCACCTTTCTCGGTTTCTCTGCGTAACCGACAAGAGCGTCCTTGCAATACTGCTTGTTCGCCGCCGACCAAGTCCCAACGATATCCGATTCCGTCACGATAACGGCGGGATTCGTTGCCGGTACCGCACCGCGCAGGATAAGTCCTACGACACCACGCTGACCGCGTGAGATAGCGGTTGCCGCCTTTTCGATGAAACGAACGGTAATACTCGGCATTCCACTCATTTGTTATACCTCCTCGTCGAATGTAAAATTTAATGTTGCGTCGTGCATTATATCTGCCGTTTCCGGCGGTCTGATATCGGTGAGGTATTCAAGATCGACGCTGATTTCAAGAATATCTCTGTCCGTACCACCAAAACCCCAGTCAAACCCGATGCAGTCGACTGTCCTTTTCTCTGTTCCGGTATCAATCGTGACACCCAACTCAAAAAGGGAGCGAATCGAATCGACCTTTTCCATGAGGTCAATCTCGTCGATGTTCGTGGGGAAATACATGATTGTGTATGTAAGTCTGTGATAGAGCGTGCTTTTGTTCGCAGGTCTGCTCTCGCCCGTTTCCAGGCGCGTGAAAAAGCAAGGAGTTTGATACCCCTCCACGATTTCAAGACCATAATATGAATAGGTCGAAACTTTCGGATCATTCGAGACCATAGGATAAACAGTCTGTAAATGAGCATTGAGCCCCGCCTTTAATTCAGTGTATGTCATATCAAAAACCCGCCTCTTGTATCAATTCATCTACCATTTTAGAAACAAACTCCGGAAATCTCTCTTGCTCCTCGTCCTTTGCTTTTTTGAGGAAAAACCGACCGGCAACCCTGCCTCTCGATTGTCCGCCCTTGCTCCAGGTACGCTTTATCTTTTCGCCCGTCCTCGGGTTTTTGTATGTAAAGTGATAAGGAACTACGCTCTCGTGTCCTCGTTCTACCAAGTGATAGTGAGGAGAGCGTGCCGAAATCTCGACATATTGATTGATTCCCAAGCCTTGCACCTGCGAGACGCGATACGAGCCGATGCGTCCGAGCGACATTTTTGATTTCGTCTGCGTGTTGGTAAGGTCTTTCGCGTTCTTCACGATTTCCTTTCGGGTCTGTAATGCCTCCGCCCGCAAGCATTCGCCTGCTCTGTCCGGATATCTCTTGACGAGTTTTTGCATTGACTCCTCGAGGTCATCGATTCCGATCACTTTGACATCTGTGTCCCATTCGACCATGTGATCACCCTGCCTTTTTTACCTTTTCAACCGCGTCAATCTCCAACATCTTATGCTCAAAATCAACATCAATGACAGACTGTATCTCAAAAAGCCGCCCCTCGCACTCGATAAACATATCAGCGGTTATTCCGGAACGATAACGCATATAGATGCGGTAAGTGATCTCCTCATGGAGTTTCTGCAATTCATAGCGTTCTGTCCCTCTAACCGGTGCCACGCTCGCCCATACAGTAGCGACAGTCGTCAGACCTTTGCTCTTTTGGTTGAGCGCGTTCACTGTGTCGTCCTCGCGCTTGATCGTGACTCTTTTGTTGAGCCTGCCGATGTTCATTGTTCTCATACTGACCTCACAGATAATTGACGGAGTGCCGTCTGATTGTCTCCATAATGGATTGATTCATTGTTGTCTGCTTTGAATCAATGTGCCCGTTGCGATTGTCGAATTGCTCACTCACTAACAAAAAGAACGGATGTACCATGTCGTCAAGTTCGTCAATCTCTGCCTGCGTCAGTCCCGTCATCGACCGGATAGAGGCTTTCGCCGAATCCATAAACATATTGATCTCCGACAATTCGACTGTGCTCGGATCATCGATTCGCAGATAATCAGCGACATCTGCCGCCGTGATGTCTGATACTCTCATAACCTTGTCCTTTCTGAATCGCGGCAAGAGTGGGCGGCAGGTCTACGACCCATCCACCCATAGCACCGCGTATGCGTAAGAGCAACCAACTCTATCCGCCTATTTCTTTACTTTCGGCTTTGCCTCGGCTTTCGGCTCTTTGCCTCCGACCTTTTCGGCATAGCCCGCACCGATGAGGTCTTTTGCGATCTCGTCAGAAACCTCTCTTGTCTCACCGGTGTTCATAACAATCTCGCCCACAAAAGGAACGAGTGCCTTGATTGTCATCATAGGATCACCCCCGTCATGACTTGAGTGCAAGTCCTGCGATCTTCTCGGAGTTCTGCACCTTTGCGTCGAGTTCTACGAATCCAACAACCTGCACTGCGTGCTTTGTTGCCATCGTCTCGCGCAATACCTCAACCTCGATATCCTCGGAAACCTTAACGGCAAGGCCAGTCATATCTCCGTAATATACGGCAACCTTTCCTGCGTTAGCGGCTTTAACCTCCGGCATAGTGTCGGTTGTGTAAACATCCTTGCCAAAAAGAGTGTAACCCCAACGAGAGTTAGCATCCTTGTTGAGCAGGTATGCTCCGGTGCCGCTCTCCTTTAACTGACGGATTGCAGTCCTTGTCTTACGATTCATGATCCAATATGCGTTCTCCTGGTACGCATCCGGTACCTGCTCCTGCACCTGGATAAGTTCGTCAGCCGTGATTGCGGTGTTTGCCGCGCTCTCGATGATCTGTCCTGCGGCAAGAGAGGAAAGTCCCTCGATTTTAGCCGGAACAGTAGTACCGCCGCTTGTGGTTGCCGGTGTACCGATGATCAACTCTTTCTCGATGAACTTTGCAACTGCCTCGGCAACCTTGCCGATGACATAGTTCACGATGTCGAACTGACTGTTATTGATGAGACGCTTGCCGACATTCGTCAGTGCTTCTCCCAAGAAACCGGTCAGCGTGATAGCACCGAACGCGCCCTCGGTTGCGCTTGCAGGATCGAAATCGTCAGCATATCCGCACACGATCTGATGATTGTCAGAATCATAGTACGGGATTGTGAGAGTGCCCTTTACATTGTAACGCTCTGCGTCCTTGTAAATCGGGCAGATATCGAGAACTTTCTCGATAATCTTGTTTGCGATGGAAGAGGGAACAACTGCCCCGTTCTCGCCGACAGTCATGTTGCCGTCATCGGTACGGGTCTCAATCTGTCCGTGTGAGCGCAGATAAGCCTCGAATGCGCGAGTCTCCATCTCCTCGGTGCTCTCCTGCGAACGGGTCTCTGCCTCGCCCTCGCCCTCCGGAACATCCTCGGTCATCTGTACGCTTTCAAGCGCACGCTTTGCCTCGATGGTTGCGTCCAGGCTTTTCAGTTCAGCCTCCAGTTCCTCGAATCTCTTTGTTTCGTCCTCGTTCATAGAACGGGTCTCGGTGTCGGCAGTGTCAACGAGTTTGTTCATCTCGGCAACAACTGCGTCGCGTTTCTGCATTAACTCTTTAATGCTCATTTTGAATACCTCACTTTCTTTTGGTGATCCGTGCTCTGAAAGCACGATTTCTGAATTGATGGTTGTCAGCGGGGTCTCCCGCCTCCGTCTCTTCGACGGTTTTATCTGAAACCCCGCTTTCGGGATCAGATTCTTTTTCTTCTCTTGTCTCAACTCCGTCCTCGATTGACCGGAACTCAACCTCTTCATGTTCTCCGTTTTCAAGTTCGCGTGTTGAGATAGAGTTTGCCGGATATGCCGGTGTTTTGGTGTCGTCCAAAATTGACACCTCGCGCAAGTCAAGGTCAAGCACCTCTCTGTGTCTGACATTGTCGTCCGTCCACAAGTCGCGGTCATTCAATGCAAGAAAACCGAACGACCAACCGATCAGCCTTTTCTCCCTTGCTAACTGGATGACCTCCTCATCCTTGATTTTTGTCCGGCACCACAACCCGATGTTGTCCTCTTTCAGTGTTGCAGTCCCGTCGGCAGTCGTTGCGAGTTCTCTGTCCTCGTCGTGATTCAAAAGGACCCGAACATTCTCGCGCCTTTTGAGAGATTTTCCGAACGCGCCCTGCTTGATCCTCTCGATGAACGACTCGCGTCCGTCGTAGAGCACCTCTGAATCGCGCTCGACCACATTGACATAACCCTCAACTGTTACCGAGTTCTTCTTGATTCGTATCAGCATCCGTTTGCCCTCCGTCTTTTACCACTGTTTTCTCTTTTAGATTTGCAAAAACACCCATGTTCGGTGTGTAAATATCCCCGTTGTCGGGGTCTAAAAGCACATCCTGCAAGCCAAGTTTTACGAAATCGAGACCGAATGCAGGCAGATTTTCCTTGTTTCTGACCTCATCTAACTGCAAAAAGCCGTTTTTCAAGCCGATTTCATAGGCTTTATAACGCGTTTCGATGTCTGCTTTCGTCAAAAGAGTGTCATCAAACGCGAAAAACATCTCGTTTTCTCCGTCAATAAACGGATTCAAGAGCACATCATCGAGAGCCTTTGCGAATCTGACCAAAATCGGATATATACAACCCTCGTAGTACAGTCTTTTGTCCTCGTCCGTTGCTCCTCCGGAGATGATTGACGGCGGAACATTGAAAACCTTGCAGATATCCGCGTTGTTCGTGATCTTGTTCTCGTTCAACTGCAATTCTTGACTTGTAGCCGATGCCTCTTTGAATGTAAGTCCCTCGTTCAAAACGACGATGTTTTCAGCCGAGTTCGAGTACATACGAGCGTATGCCTCTTTGATTTTCTGCATCTTGTCTTTTTCGATGCGTCCCTGCGTTTGCAGATAACCCTTTTTGACACCGCCGCGCCTTGAATATCCCTTTTCAAACTCCTGCGATGCCGCCACAATCTCGAATAAGAGTGACGATTCCGCAAGGATTGACTTGCCCGAATACCCGTTTTCGGTGTTCCGGAGCAGTTTTATGAACTTATATCCCTCGAAAGACTTGCCCTCGACCATGACTTTGTACTGTTTGAAAATGGGATCTGTGTTCTCCTGGAACGAAACTCTGTTGCAAGGGACATAATACAGACCCTTGACAACCCCCTCGCCTTTTTGGATATAGGCATAACCGCCTTTTCCGAGGAGCATATCAACAACCATTGCCCGTTTCATCTGATATCCGGTCAATGTGTCGCCCGTGTCTCCGTTCAGCCTCTCGACGCGCAGGTCGTCAATCTCGGTCACATCGTCCCCGTTTCTCTGATAGAGTTTGACATCAAGGGATGCCACAGTGTCTGCGATCCGATTGACGCAAGCCGCCACCGCAGGGATTGACATTGCCGCTTTTCGCGTGATCGTATCATCCCCGAGTAGTGCCTCGAGCAGTACGTCCTCCGCCTCTCGTGTCTCAATCTGTTTCTTTCTGAATAGTCCCATCAGAACACCTCACACACAAAATCGTTGCCGTAAATCTCTTCTTGATATACCAAAAAAGTCGCGTTGATAAGCGCGACCACCATATCCACCTTGCCGGTTGATTTTTTCTTGTTCACATATCTGTTTTTGTTCGTGTCGTAAGTACAACGAGCATTTTCAAAGTTCATGAGGAGCAGGTCGTTTTTCGTGTACTGAAAATATCCGTCCTCAACTTTCTCCGTCAGATACTTTGTAGCCGGATGCAATGTGTCGGAGTGCTGACGGATCTCAATCGTTTGCAGTGAGTAGTCTTTTTCCCACTTTTGAGCCGATGAGATAGCGTTGTATCTGTCATATCCGATCTGCATCACTTTGCACCCGATTGTCTCCTCCAGGGTGCCGACAAACTCCTCGACTGTCGAATAATCAATGACCATATCTCCGCAGGCTATACACTTGCCTGCGTTTATGAAATCCTCGTAATGAATGCGTTCAAACTTGTTCTTTTCCTCGATTCTGCCCTCGGGGATGAACGCAAACACATCTGCGAGGAGATTTCCGTCATCATCCAGGCACGCGATTGCGACTGCGGTGTTGTCGTTTGTCTGTGACAAGTCAACCCCGACATATACCTCGCGCCCCGTCCAGTCAATAGACTCGACCTCGCACGCTTTCACAACATCCGGAGAGATGAACGACTCACTCGCCGCGCCCTGGTATGCTATGTTGCAGTGCTTTGTGAGAAAGTTCTCTCGCAGGAGTTCTCTCTCAATTGCTTGATTTCGTTTCTTGACGAGGTCTTTCCATATCTCCTCACGCTCTAACGACACCGGATTGCCTTGTTGCAGGACGAGGTTGTCACTCGCCCAGGCTTTCGGATCGTCCGGCTCGTACAAAAGAGCGAACACTGTATCATCCTCGACCATTCCGTCAAGCACGCGTTTCGCATACGAAACCTCGTCCTCGAACGGATTGACAAGCGTCGGATATTTCGTCGAGATGATGCACCCGAGTTTGTTTTTGATGTTCAACTGACCGGAACGCATCGCCTCAATCGCGTAATTGTTCGGGAGTGCCCCGACCTCATCCGCCAGGAACGCGGCGGGCAGTCGTCCGTCAAACCTCGAGTTTGAATAATTCAGCGGTGTGTATCTGATATCAGTCACATCGCATTTTATATAATCGCGCAAGACCCGCCATATTTCCTTGCCCTCGTCGTAATATATATCCGGAGAGCATTTCAGCGTTGTCTCAATCGCGTCCTTAACCTCTTTTGACAGTGCCCCGTCCGGAGCCACCGAGTACAGTTTTGAAAACCTCGGCTCTGTCAACATCAGAATGATGAAAATCGTTCCGACTGTGTATGTCTTGAAATTCTTTCGGCAGATTTCAAGTATCGCGGTCTCATACCGCCTCATGTCCGGCTCGTCTCTCCGGACAGTACACAAGACCGCCGTGTAAAACAACCACTGGTAGTCCGTCGTGCATTCCGCAAGGGTCTGCCCTGCTTTTATGCCGAGCGGCATTTTCAAAAGATGCAGGAGGGAATTGACGATGCTCAACTTTTTCTTGCTGATTTCGTACTTTTTATCTTTCCCGTCCCATACTTTCAAGAACTCCTTGCATTGCTTGATTATATAGACCGGAGCCTTCGTCGGTCTGCCGAAACAGTCCGTCAGTTCTCCGTCAACCACTCTTTTCGCGTAGTCGTATGCTCTATTCTTCATCAAACTCACCCCTCAATGCTTTGAGAAGTTTGCTCTCTTTTTTCTCTTCCTGCTTTTCAGCGTTGTCCTCGCGAAATGCCTTGATGATCTTGATCAGCGTTGCCACCGTCCGATCCATAGCACCGGAGATCTGCGACAACTCTTTGACCGCAGGGTGCGTGTAAACATTCTCGCGCCCCTTGACATACTCTTTCGAGACGAGTGTCCCGTCTTTCTTGATCGTCTTTTCCAGTTCGGAGAACACATGGAGTTGCGTCTCGTATCTCTTGAATGTCGTCGCAAAAAAGAAATTGTTCTCGACACCGCCCTCTTCTGCAATACGGAGTATCTCCTCCGCCTGCTCTTGAATAGTCATTGCCATAGCGTCACCGCCTTTCTGCCTTTCCGCCGGTCAGATTTTCCCACCTTTGAACGATGACATCTGCGTAATGTGGATCTAATTCGCAGGTACAACATTTTCTCCCCGTCTGCTCGCACGCGATCAGCGTTGATCCCGATCCGCCGAACGAATCGAGAACGATGTCTCCCTTTTGTGTCGCATTGAACAGTATCTCGGAAAGCAGTTCAATCGGTTTCATCGTCGGGTGTTCTTTGCTTTTTGTTGGTCTGTCGAACTCCCAAACGCTCGTATTTTTGAACTTGCCTTTTCCGTAGAACTTATGTGTTTTGTTCCACCCATACAGAAAAGGCTCATGTTGGTAGTTATAATCTGCGCGGTTTAACACGATTGATTGCTTTTTCCATATCAACTCATGTTTCACTTGCCAACCGGCACGCATCATCATCATCATCATCATCATGTGCGTTCCGCCCTGCGGCATAAAACAGTAAACCGAGCAACAATCATCGCAGAACTCCCTTGCGACAGTGAAAGCAGGCAACCACAATTTCTCGCCGCATTCCTCGTCGGTGTCAAAATGGTCGTTCATGATTTTTCTTTCTTCTTCATGTCCGTCTGTATAATCAACATTGTACGGGGGATCTGTTAAAAACAGATTTGCCTTTTGTCCGTCCATGAGTTTTTTGATTGTCTCCGGATCTGTACTGTCGCCACATATCAGCCGATGATCTCCGAGTATGTAAAGGTCTCCGACCTTTGACACCGGCTCGTCCGGTACCGGCGGAGCCTCATCTTCCTCTACCTCAATACCCCCCCCAGTATCCAGGCTTTCAAAATCAAAGTTGAGATCGAAACCGTCAAAATCAATGTCTGCAAACCCGTCGAGTTTCAATGCCTCGAAATCCCACTCTGATTCGTTCAGTTTGTTATCCAGGAACCGGAGTTTGTTTGCCTCCTCGGGTGTCAAGTCCTCCATGCGGACAACCGGCACCTCGTTCACACCGGCTTTCTTGCACGCAAGAGCGCGGCAGTGTCCGATGATGATGTTGTTCTCTTTGTCAACGACAATCGGTTGCACCATGCCGAACTCTTCGATTGATTTCGCAACATTTGCGACCTGCCTGTCGTCGTGCTTTTTCGCGTTCCGCTCGTAAGGGATCAGATCCGCGACCTGCATCTGTTCAATTTTCATGTTGGTTGCTCGCTTTCCAAAAAATACATAGTAAAATTGAAATCGGTGTAAATTTTGG